CCTGATCCGACGGACGCTTCGGGCCCCCGATTGTGCATGTCCCTAGGCTGCACCAGACCTCCTTTATTGGCTTTAGAACTGAAAGCTTTCGCTTCCGCTATTAGATCTCGGACAAAGTCCGTATCTAAGATAGCTCCTGGATCCATCCTGAAATTCTTAAGGTCCACCGGAAGGTGGTCCTCAAGTTTTCCAACGATGGGTTTATATCCAGAGAAGTCATGCGACCAGAAGTTTGGTCTTCCTTCTCCTTGAGCGAACTTTTCGTCAAGGTTAACGTACCAGTCCGAATGGGACTGCCGCGCCTTAACTAAAATTCGTTCAAAGAGGGCATCTAGTTTTTCGTCGACCTTCTCAGTTCCATCCCCGAAAATGGATGGAGTAATTAGGCCTTCGATAGCTAGAGCAAAGCTTGTTGGTTGGCATGCTTTTACTCGTCTCAACGAGTCTAGCAACCCACTAACCATTTCAGCATAACTAGAGTTGGTCTGCTCTGCAGATAAACCTGTACACTTTTGGGCTGCCCAAGTATCCCTATCTTCTAGGTCATACTTGATCCCCCATTCAATAGGCGGAAGACCGAGTTCAGCAGCGATGCTCAACAAGGTATTTTCCGTCCGTTGAAATTCTGATTTCTCGCAGGCCAATGTCACAGTCGTGGCAGAGGCCAGGCTCGCCTTAAGGTTTAAGTTCACTCTCTGATCTCGTTCGAGAACCAGAGAACGAACCGCCCCTAAGGCAGCCCCGAGAGAGACAAAGATCTCCAGCCGCAATTCATTAGTCAATTTCATAAGAAAATGATTCACTTCATGAAGCCGGGAACCTTGGAGTTCCCCTCCTCGCCCAATTTCTGCTAATAATCCTTTGAGCTTAGGTGCCAAAAGCACCTGAGCCAGAGTGTTCAAAGCAGAGGGATTCGGGTTTCTAATCAGAAGCCCCAGTCCTCTAGTTACAACACGCATTAGCGGCAGGCCAACCAGGCCTGCTGTCAGTGAGTGTTGCTCCTTGATCCAGAATCGATGGTGAAAGGCAAGTCTAAATGACTTGAACAGGTCGATTAGGTTGTTTCCAGCTGGAAGAGCTGAATTATCCCCAATTTTCCCGCCAACCACTAGCCAGCCTCTGTCTCGGAGTCTAGCCCAAAAGGCCATTCTCTTCGCAAAGGAGTTAATGGAAGCTTCTTCTCTAAGGGAAGCTGGTGAAAGATCCGTTGAGCCAATCATAAACCGATTTGCGAAATTAATCGCTCCTTGGTTAGAGATAATGCTCTTCAGAACGTTCACTGGGATCCCCAGAGAAGTCGTCAGGTCTAGATATTCTTTAGCCACCAATTCATCTCCCAAGTCTAAGTCGTCACCGAGAACTAGGTAATCCCAAAAGGGTTTACCGGGGTAAGAAACCCCTGCTCTTCGAGCAGCGACATAGACCAGGAAATGATGGACCAAAGCTAGAGAAGCCCAAGATGAGAGAGCACCCATGGGTTGCCCTCGGGTGTACCGTACCTCGGAGTTTCCTTCGAAGTACAATGGTTCACCTAGCCCCTTCTTATTTTCGGGGTTCCACTTAGGTAAGCGGAATTCCCGATCAGAAAGAAGGTCTAACCATGAATCAACATGGTCAGCACCAATACGACCTTTGAAGAGCTCTCGGTAGAGCCCCACTGGGATCATATCAGTGGCTGCAGTCAGATCAAAGCCGGAGTGGTGTTTCAACCCTCGGGAAGCGTAGCGATTGAGTACTCCCGTCTGATCGAAAGTTGCATCAGATGGGATTACACGCAACACATCAAACATCCAGTGATGGAGAGGTTTGAGGGCAGCCTGAGTCCAGTAATCAACGATTGCAAAGACTCGGACTTTCCCGGCAGGCTCGAATTTCAAGCTTAACCGGCCAAGGGAGGGTGAATACCGCTCCGTTGGTTTTCGCAGTTCTTCATCAGAAGATGTGAAAAGGAAGTCCTGTGCCGCCGAGTCTAGAGCTTCCTCTAGCTCGTGCTGTTTCGTTAGCTTCAACCATCTCTCAAGTGCAAGGGAACCGCTCATATACCAATGAGCGGCTTGAATCCCAGAGGTAAGAATAGAAACCTTACCAAAGGACCCCGCGGACAAAGTCCGTGGGAGCCCCTTGAACTTATAAGATACCACAGGCAGTTTGCCTGCTGTATCCTCCAAAAGTGCCCAGAACTCCCGGGCAAGGCCCGAGAGCTCAGGATACCGATGGGGAGATGGTTCTGCTCCAGCGATAGTGAGAAAAGTTGGTTTCGCGTATGAACCGCGAATTGCTTTAAAAGAGTTGAGTAATGAGACCCAGACCCGAATCCATGGAATGGACCGGGCCCGGATCGCAGCTCTCGCTCTCTTAGGAAGGAAAGTCGGCAGCCCATTGGATAGGGCCACTCTCTGACCTAAGCCCTCTGTAGTTACTAGAGGGTTTCCCGCAAGATAGGAGTTAACGGCAAACAGAGAAATCTTTAACCGTAAAATCCCATAATTAGTTCCATGCTCGCGCATGATTCTAACAATATATCTTGCAAAAGCAAAGGTGTCGAAACTAAGTTTGTTTCGACCTAGACTAGTAGAAACACTATTCCAACTGTGGAGAGATTTACTCCACAGCTGAAGTAGCCGGAACAAGTTTCCACGTTCCGGAGTGACCATCGGAAATACTTTAGCCCCTTGAGCCGTTAGGCCCAAGAAAGGTTGAAGCACTTTCCGTGCATTCCCGACTCGACTTGAAATCCAATTCAAAGTTGGGGGGGGAGACTCCTTAGAGCCATTTGGCGTACCATTAGTGTATGGAGAGTCACTGTCAGAAGGTTGAGTACGTGGGAAGACTGTTGAAGGTCTTGCCACAACTTTCACTCGGAGATTACTCCGAATCCAAGTTCGACTTAGATCGGTATATTCGCTTTCTGTTAAGTAGAGTAATCCTTCAGGATCTAAAGGATCCACCACCACATACGGCCGTTGCTCCCATTGATGCAAATCAACGAGAGCTCTCCACTGAGCAATGCTCTTTTGGAAAGAGACGAATGAAGGATGAAACATGATAAAATAGTCAGGTTGACACGTAATCCCGACTCTCTTTTCCGCCCGAGGGCGGGGGAGTAAGTCGGTCCGGACAAACCCGTGACGTTGAGCTAGTTTTAGGCAAGGATTTAACCCCTTACCCGCCCCTATGCTCTCACACTCATCCCAAATGGTATTCATACCAAGGATGAGCTCATGCTCCAGACTAGAATCAGATTTTCGCAATCCAGCGATATAGATGGTTTGAAATCTCGCAGCTTGAGTACTGTATAAAGAAGCCTGTCCCCGGGAGTTCGAATTCCGGAAACAAAGGCTCCACCAACCAAGTGGAAGTCCTTGGGAGTAGGGATCCTTGACTGCGAGCATCTAAATGCTGTTTTAAAACTAGAATAGCATATGCTCAAAGGCTTTGACCCCTTTAAGCACACTCGGAAAGGTACTCCGGTACAAACCGGAGACTAGCCCTTTGTGTTAACCCCTGATCAGTCACATGTTACCATGCGCTGGTTACGGATACAACCCCGTATGAACAGGCTCGATACAGAACCGCTTCCTTCCTAACCCAGGTTACATTTCTAGCCCCTTTCAGGGCCTTACGCAAGTCTTAGAAGGTTCAAGTAGGATGACGTTCACGCCGTCCTGCTTCCAGAGGAGGTGCCCTAACTTGAGGGGTTTCTCTCCTTGGCAAAACTTTGGAATGTCACCTTTATACTACTTCCTCGAAGTCGTATAGAAGAAAGCATTTCATAGAATAGCTCTTTCTAAGCGCACATTTTCTCGGTAGTTCCGAAGGCAGAGGGAACGATACCCTCGGCCGAGGTCCTATACGCAAATATTAGCAGTTCTATATTACTGGGAAGGGATTGATACCCTTCGGGAAGCGGTTTGTCACAGGGTCTCTAGGTCTTTGGAGACCATGAGATCAGGCCCCTCGGGAAACCGAGTCAGCCCATTACCAATACGGTAATGAGTAGGTCCGATGCCAAAATTTTCAGGATGAAGGATGCTCTT